AAATCCTGTCAAACGGATAAACTCTACCTTCAAACGAAGTAAACATTGCCCCATATTCTTGCTCATACAGCTCCTTAGACATATTGCGTTTACGCTCTATAAGGAATTGATCTTTCTTCCCATCAGGAAATACTACATCGTTATCCCACGTTGGGGCTTGATGAGATTCCCATAAATCATCTTGCTTCCCAAGTAGGAATAAATCGTATATCCAGTTAAATCCTTCAGGTGTTGTTATAAAAATACCCTTCCCTTTTCTGTCGGACAATGTTGGAGAAAGATACATATCCCATATCTTTCTTTTCATTTTAGCAACCTCATCCATTATAAGCAAATCTAACCCTTCACCAACAAGTGAATCAGGGTTGTCGGCAGACTTAGCCTCTACAGTAGTTCCCCACTTGAATTTTATATATCTTTCTTTTTCAGAGGCTCTTTCTATATCATTTGCACGACCAACTACCATCTTCTGCCATACTTCTCTAAACATTAAGTCAGCCTTATCGTAGGATAGCCCTACAAGCCATATCTTTTTATTTGGCTGTGAAGCATAGTAAGTTGCTTCCATTGCAGATGCAGTTGTTTTGCCGAATCGCCTTCCACATACCATTACAAAGAACCTTGCTGTCTTTTTATCAGGAAAATGGAGCTTTCGCTGTCCTAAATGAGGCTTATACCCCATAAAGTCAAACCATTGCTTTTTATATTGTTTTTGATTATCCATTAATACTTGCATCTTACAAGTAAGTTAATTTAAGTTATCCTATCTGTATTATGCAACATATTGTATGATACAATTTTTCAATAACAACATATAGGAGGACAGCATGTCCGAAGATCAAACTGTAGCTACCGAAACAGTAAGTGAGGAAACTACACAAGAAGCAACTACGGATTCGACTGACGTAGGTGCATTAATTGCAGAAAGCAAAAAGTATAGGAAAAGGTCGCAGGATGCTGAGGCACGTTTAGCAAAACTTGAATCTCAATTAGCAAAGGCTGAAGAAGCCAAACTGAAAGAGAAAGAGGATTTCAAATCTTTGTATGAAAAAACATCAGGTGAGATGGAAACATATAAAGCTCAAGCTGATAAATGGGCGAGCTATGAAGCTGCGAAGCGTGATACTATTTTAGAAAGCGTTCCTGAAGAAGAACGAGAGACTCTGGCTAAATTAGACTTAGAGACTCTTGAATATGTGACTAACAAAATTACTAACGCCAAAGCTAATGCTCCTGAGATTGCAGGGGTATCAAGACAACCTAATAAATCTATAGGTGATTGGACTAAGATGACTCCAGATGATCTTAGAGATAATTGGGAAGATATTGTTAAATCAGCTCAGGCAAGAATGAAAAAATAATTCCCTAATGGGAGAGGAGAAGTAAAATGGCTTTTTTAGATAAAACGACAGGTGCTGATTTTATACCTGAACTGTGGGCAGATCCAATTTATAAATTTTATAAAGAAACTAATAAGTTGGCAGGCTCTGTTGATGATTATTCAGCATTAGTAAAAGGTGCAGGTGATACTGTGCATATTCCAAAGATTGCACTTAAGGCTGCTGTAGAAAAAGTAAAATCAACAATAGTTGATTTCTCAACTGCTGCAACTGCAGGTAAAGTTGATTTGACTATTGATAAGCACTATGTTGTTCCTGAGTTATTTGAGGACTTGGCATTAATTCAAAGCAGCTCTGACCTTATGTCAAAATATACTAAAATGATGGGTGAGTCTATTGCTCGTCAGGTTGAAAGTGATATGTGGGCAGAGTTAGATGGATTCCAAACAAGAATAGATGTAAATGCTAACAATGAATGTAATGCAGCTACATTAGAAACTGTTCTTGCAAACCTATATGCAATAGATATTGACCCTAATGATTGCTCTTTTGTTGTAAATAATCTTATATTGGCAGATATAATGAACCCAAGTGGTGGTATTAGTCAGTATTTTATTAGACAGGATGCTGTTGGTGATGGAAGTGGGTTGAGAACAGGTGCAGTTGGCTTAATGTATGGAATGGATGTATTCCTTAGCTCTGCTGCTCCTACTGCAACCACTAATGACCTTGCTGTTGGTGCAGTTTATCCAAGCGATGCTTGTGTTTTTGCAGCTCAACAAGATGTGAGAGTGCAATCTCAATATGATATTGCATATCTTGGAACTAAAGTTACTGCAGATATAATCTATGGAATGAAGTTGATTGATGAATCAGGTGATTTAAGAGGATTAAATCTCGTTAATCTTGGTTAATCTTAGTGATTAAAATATAAGGGGGTGGGCAACTGCCCCCTTATTATAAAGGAGTATTTATGATATATTTAAAAGCTAAAAATAGTGGTCAAGTTAAAGAGTGTAAGGATGGAGATATGTCCACAGTAGAAGATTTATTAAGCACAGGGAATTGGATAAGAGTACAAGGCAGAAAAGACCCTTCTGCTTATTCTCCTCCTAAGAAATCATCCAAAAAAAAATCTGAATAATGGAAAATACATCTACAGGTCAAAATAGAGTAATTCGCAAGAAGGGTGACTTGACAGGTTCAGGAAAAGGGGATTGGTTGCGAATATCTAATGGCGATGAGGAGTATAAAAAGAATTACGATAAGATAGATTGGTCTAAATGAAAGATTTATTAGAAAAAATTAAACATCACGAGGGGTTCGTTGAACATGTTTACGATGACTCTCTTGGTATACCTACTATAGGATATGGATTTGCAATAAAAGACCTTGTTTTAGATGAGGATATTGCAGAAGAAATCCTTATAAGAAAATTAGAAAAATTAAAACGTAATGCCAATGCTCGCTTTAAATGGCTTGAAGATATGCCACAAGAAGTTCAAGAGGTAGTGTTAAATATGTGCTATCAGCTTGGCGTTACAGGAGTATCAAAATTTAGGAAAGCAATATCAGCTATGCAAGAAGGGGAATGGAGTGAGGCTGCTGATGAGATGCTTGACAGTCTATGGGCGAGACAAACGCCTAATAGAGCAAAAGAATTATCGGACATAGTAAGGAATCAGGTTGAGAAAATCAGCTCTTAGAAGAGCCGTAGTAACTCCTGATAAGCATTTTCCATATGCAGATATGCCTGCCATCAATGTTGTGTGCAGAGCCATTGAGATCGTCAAGCCTGACATCTATATAGACTTAGGTGATACAGGCGAGTGGGAGAACTTCTCACATTGGAAGTGGAAACGCAAACGTAAACCACCTCTTGAAATGATGATACCACAACTTGAAACAGATGTTATAGATGTTAATAATGGCATGGATATTATTGATGAAGCACTTGACAAGGTAAATTGTCAAGAGAAGCATTTCTGTGAGGGTAATCACGAGTTATGGCTTGAGATGTTTGTTGAAGAGCATCCATATTTGCCTAAATATATGCCTGCTGCTGCGTTAAAATTAGAAGAGCGAGGGTATGACTTTCACAGCTGTGGTAAGCTTCTTAAAATAGGGAAAATGAATTTCTATCATGGGCATCATTATGGTGGTCAGTATCACGCTGCCAACCATCTTCGTAAGCTTGGTGGAAATGTAATGTATGGGCATTGGCACGACTTGCAGTATATGACTGCTACTCATATGGATGGAGCTAAGGGAGCGTGGAGTATTGGGTGTCTTAAAGATATGAGTGCAGAGAAAAATGCTTGGCTTGGTAATAGAAAGATTAATTGGGGACACGCTTTTGCCATAATAGACTTTTATGACAAAGGCAGGTTTACTGTAGATGTAGTACAAATAATAGATGGCAAGGCTACAGTATGGGGCGAACTAATAGATGGGAATAGATAGATGGAGTTTATTGATATAGTAGAAAAGCTTGGAGTCCCTGTAACTGTTGCAGGTGCATCTATGTGGTTCATCTGGAAGCAGACTCAATTTATACAGAAGTTTTTTATGGATGATCTGCAAGAATCCCAAAATAGATTAGAGGCGATTATAGTAACGCTAATTAGCCAACAAAAAGAATTGCAAATAGATATTAAGGAGAGCTTAGCAGACATGCGTTCTTCATACGAATCTCTAGTAGAGATAGTCAGGGCTTTATCAGGCAATGGCTTAAAGAAAAAGGACAAGAATGATTGATACACTTAGGAGTCATCCACAAATAGGTATGGCAAGTTCATTTGGAAGTGCCTTTTTAGGTTGGGTTGATGTTATGACCCCAGTAGCAACATTTATTTCTATATGTATAGGTATAGGTATAGGATTGGTTACATTGGGCTTAAAATATAAAGAATGGAAGGCTAAATAATGTTCCCTGTATTAAAATTACTAACTCCTTCTGTAGTTAAAGCTATTATGGAGTATGTTTTTGATAAAAATGACTTAGATTATAAGATGGAGAAGTTAATCGAAAGAGTGGAAAAATTAGAGCAAAAAACTAAATCTTTAAAGGAGAAGAAGTGAATAAATTGACAGGTTTTTTAAAAGGGTTTGCTATTGATTATGTAATTAAGTACATGAAAGAGAATAAATCTTTATTAATTAAAAAGGCTAACGAGAAGCTAAATGTCCCTATTTTAAATGAAGCACAAGAAGCAGAACTCCTTGAGGCTTGCTTTGATATAAGCATGGATATGGTAGAAGGCATAAAAGACAAGTAATGCCTAAAGCGTTGCATATTGATAAAGCAGTTGATAGCAATCTAACTCCATTAAAGGATTCAGATGGATCATTGACTGCTTTAGAAATCTCTACTGATAAGGTAAGGGTAAAGAACTTAGAGGTCATTGGTGATTTTACATTTCAACCTGAATATGGGTTTGTAAGATTGAATGATGATGGTACAGCAGATGCTAATGAGAATAACTTTGGAGTTGGCTCTACAGTATACGCTGATAAGGTAAATACAGTCCCCTTAGTGTCTACAAATATAGTTTGGGATGATACTAACAAAGTATTTAGCATTAGTAAGTCAGGAATTTATGAAGTAGTATGTGATGCTAAAATTGCTATCACATCTACATATCCAACAACATTGGCTGTTTATATAAATACAGCAGCAGATACTCTTGGTACAGAGGTACACGCAGAGACATTTGAAGTTGATTCAGGAGATGACCCTGTCCCTACCACTATAAGGTGGATGGGAAGAATAGAGAATGGTGAGCATATAGCAGTAACTATTGATGCAGGTTCAAGAACTCCTAATTTTGAAGCAGGTTCAACACTTAGAATTTTAAGGATAGTATGAGTTTAACAGGGAAAACAAAAGCAAGTTCATATAAAGATTTACTACAAGTAAATAATTCTAACAATGGGATTGATACAAGTTTAAGAAATGTTAAAGATGGTGAAGGCACAGCAAGTTGTATTGCTTTATCAGATGACAATTTAAGAATTACACCACAAAATGATGATAATACAGCAGTATTTACTACAAGAGATACTGATGGGAATGTTTTATTTTCAGTTGATTCATCTAATGATTTAGTTAAAGCAGGTATAGGTCAGCATATCGTAAATACACAAATTAAGACATTTGGTTTAGATTCTAATTCTGCATCGCCTGATACTTCTGATACTTGGCACGCACTTGTATCAACTTATAATTTATCAACATCAAACGAGTTAGAGATGGGAACAGGTTCAACACCTGCAACGAGTTTAACAATATCAAATACTGCATATTTAGCTGTAAAGCATTATTGGTATGTGCCTTTTAATATTACAATAGATTCTTGTAATGTGTGGGCAGGTGCAGATGCAGCGAGTGGCGATACATTTAAGTTTTCAGTAATGTCTTATACTGTAGATAGTGGGAATGGCAGTACAGGTGGAGATTTATCATCAGGTGTAGAGAATTGTGTTTCTCCTTCTACTATAGCAGGAGCAGGTAGAGAGCAGGCTTACTATCAAGCATTAACAGTATCAACTGCTAACGTAGATGCAGGTAAAGTAATTATGGCTTGTGTACATCAAGATGGAACAAGTGCAGATTTAACAGTCAATATGCAATTAGTATATCATTTAAGGTAAGGAATAGAAATGGCAAGATTTACAACAAATTTAACAGTAACAACTCCTAATGAAACAGTAAGTGCATCTAAAGCAGGTGATTATGATGTTGCCTTAAAAGTAAATGCAGAGTTAGACAATAATGATGCTTTTATAAACTTAGTTGCAGCAGGAAAGGATGTTGGTCAAAACACATTAAGAGGCTGTAAGGCATTAATGATTCGGAATACAGGACAAGTAGGGGTAGAATTGTCATTTAAGGGTGAAGAATGGGCAGATGCAGCACCTGATACAAATGGTGGAGTATCTTATCAATCTTTCCTAATTCCATCAGGTGATTTCTTATATCTACCTAATTTAAGGCAATTAAATTATGAGACTGCTACAACAAGTGCAGCTAATGGCGAAACATTAGATAATCAAGCACCTGACTCAAATATGTATGTAGACAGTACAGCAGATTTAGATCATGCAACATCAGCTACAATGGGTTCAGATGCTACACATACTACACTTAACTTAGAAAATGGACATTCTAAATTCTTTAAGGTTGGAGATTTAATTAGAATAGAAAATGAGATATGTGAGGTTACTGCTGTAGGTACAGGAGCAGATTTAGCAAATAGTACCTGCACAATCAAAAGAGGGATGTATGGATCAACTGCTGCTACTCATGCTGATGATGTAGCTATAAGATTACCATTCTTCAATGCATATGCAGATTTTGATAAATACTCTACTGCTCAAACAGATGGTTCAGGAAGATTTAAAGCAATGAATTTGTTTGGGTATGGTAGAAAAGGAGATGATGTTGCATCAGGGTTTGTTGCAGGTTCTATTAGTGGTAAGTTTTATCAAGCAGGGTATCAAGAATTAGGCATGTCAGGTATTACATCCTCTACAGAGTCTGGACTTGCTGCTTCAACTGCTTATGCTTTTGATATAGCAGTAGATGGTGGCTCAGATTATACACTATCATTTACAACCTCAACTAATACTAAATTTGGTGGTTCTGATGGTATAATTAGAAAGATACAGGATGCTTTAGATGCAGGATATTATGCTTCAGGTAATTTGTTAGAGAAAAGGGTTACAGTTGCATTAATAGATGGAGATATAAGATTCACATCAGGACAGCATCTGTCTACTTCAGCAATATCAATATCAGCACCTGCAAGTGGTACAACTCCATTTGGTGTAGGTAGATTTGTAATGGCTGTTGGAGATATAGAGGCTGCTGTAGCTGCTAAACTTCCTGATGATGTTGTATATGATGCTAAAACGAATCAATCAAAACCTAATATGGGTGCAATGTTTTATGATGATGGTCATGGCAATATTTCAGGTAGCTGCACAGGTACTATTAATTATGAAACAGGAGCAATAGATTTACACGATTGCCCAGCCAATGCTAATTTTGTTGTAAGTGCTGCTTATGGTTCTGCTCATAGTGGTGGCGAACTTTATAGTGCAACAGCAGGTAACACAATAAGTTTAATCAGAGGCAGATCAGTAAATCCAAAAGTAAACTCAAGCGTTGAAATTATAGGACTTAAGTAAGGAGATTATTATGCCATATGGTAAAGGCAGTTATGGTAAGAAGGTTGGGAGACCTAAGAAAAAAAAGATGAAAAAAAGAAAGAAGAAGTGAAATGGCTAAATTTAAGGGAAAGTCAGTTAGACTAAACAAGCCATCACGTATTCGTAAAGGTCAAGCAGGATATGGAAGAAAGAAGTTTCAAGTGTATGTTAGTAGTGGTAACAAGACTAAAAGGGTGACATTTGGTGATCCTAACATGCGTATTAAGAAGTCATCTCCTGCAAGACGAAAATCATTCAGAGCAAGACACAAATGTGCTACTGCAAAAGATAAGACAACTGCACGCTATTGGTCTTGTAAGAAATGGTAAATAAGTTGTATATTACAAGTATAATTTTATATAAAATTTAAGGGGGTTGGATGGCAACTGCACCGATTTACTGTACCCATCAAGAATTAAAAAGAGTATTCCCTCAATTAGATGAGTTTGATACGAAAACCCCTATATATGGTTGGGAAGTGTCATCAGGTTCACTATATGTAGCTCACGACTGTGGTTTAGTCAATCAATTATTTAAAGATGGTTCTGACTTAGGGGCTGCACAGTCATCATTAGGCGATGTAAACGTAAATGCTGAATGGTTCTACGATTCTACTAATGATTGTGTTTATTATTATAATAGTGCTGCTAATCCTGCTGATTTACTTATGGAATCAGGTCAAGAGTTTACTGCTATGGTAACTCAATTCAGAACTGATGCAAGTAGATATTTAGACTCTAAGTTAGACCCTAACTTGCCTGCTAATCAATTTAAAGATAAGTCAGGCAATTTTGATTATATGATTATTAGGACTACTGCTTTATTATGTGCTGTATTTATGGTTAGGGCTACAGACCCTACAAGCGAAATGGCTGCAGCTATGATGGAAGAAGCTCAAGGCAATATTGATGATCTTAACAATGGTAGAGCTGCACTAACGCATCAGAATACTGCAGATTCATCTAAAGGTGTAATTAGGGATGTTACCTATACAGGTACAGTTAGACCTGTGGATACTCGTGGTCATTATAGTGGTACATATGATTTAATAAAAATTAAGATTACAACAGGTGGGGCTATTGGTACTGCTAAATATTCTGTATGGGTTAAAGATGGTGACAGACTTGGCATGAACGAAGGAAATCAAGTTATTACTGACGAAATTATAAATGGGGATTACCAGTCTTTAGCAGGGCATCTTCAGGTGAGGTTTTCTGGAACAAATTTTGACTCAACTGCTACTGTCAATGATATATGGGAAGTAGAAGTGCAGGGTTGGTCGCAAGAGGTTGATTCTAATACCCTTAAACCCATTAAAATGACACGCAGGTGGCAATAACATTTGTAAATAATTGGAAGAACATCCTTGATAAGTTAAGAAGTGTTCTTCGCACAGAATTTAAAAAAGCTGTTCCTGTCTATATAGGCAATGAAGATATAAGGAATAGTTCCCAATACATAAGACTTGAGCCTGTAAGTAGCTCTGTGGTGGATTACAACTCAAGCATGAATTTGAAAGAATATACTGTAAGCGTAGAGTATGTGTTTACAGGTGCTAATATGAAGAAGACTTCAACAGACAATGTCTTGCGAGTCATAGAGAGAACCCAACATCTCATCAATGACAATACATCAATGACATTAGCAAATAGCACCGAAGCATTTAACTGCAAGTTTACTGAAAGTGAATTAAACACAGACGAGTCTGAAGGGATTAGTGCATCTACTTGGACATGGACTTGTCTACATATGGATGTATAATGGGAATAACATTTACAAATAACTGGAAA